TTTTGGTATCGTCAGAAATGGCTTTACCATCATCGTACGTCTTAGCTCTAAGGATGTTGGATCATTTTGAGCAAGCGTTGCCCACTCGCTATTCAAGAAAAGTTGGGATTATTTTATTCACCTCTGGATCGTTTGGATTTTGAATATTTTTAACCCGTACACTTTGTTGTTTGTGCAAAAAGCACACGGTTTTACTGGTCTATTTACCCAGCGCCTTTGGGGGTACCCTACGACTTTCGTCCGGGATGGAATGCCCTCTGTTGGTGAGTAGATCGCCGTGTCGGTAGCCACACCATGTGTTGTTCTGGACTTTTGTCTTGCCACTTTAACGTGTGGATCCTAGGCGGTATTTTTCTACATGGCGCAATCAAATTTGCTACTTGGAGAATTGAGTTTTTACCACCTTGAGCCGCATGTGTTTGAGAACACGCGAAAAGTCTTGGAGAGACTGGAAGTTATATCAACCTCCCCATTATGGGATTCGTTGGATAGTGTTACCGATTTGGTTGCCTCTATTGAGAGGTGTGCGCAGTTGTTTGTTAGCAATTGCGGTTTGCTGGTCACAAAGGTTGTTGATTTTGTGGCTATTTTTGTTGATGGTGTTATTGCTTGGTGTAATGAAACCTTTTTTATAAGTCTACCAACTCTGTTGGTGAGACTATTTTCTCTTTTTGGTCTTGGTGTTGCAGTGATGCAAGTCATAGAGTGGTTGAGGGTCGTTTTTTGTGTGTCAGATGAAGTTCGGAATGGCACGTTACAAGCTCATGGAGTTGAGTCCACTGAGTTTGTTCCCCTGATAATTGGTGTTATTGGGGCATTGACTCTCGGCACTTTGCGGCCGGCTCATGAGGTTAAAAAGGTTTCGGAGACGTTGCGTTTGGTGCGTGAATTTTCTTCAATGGGTGGATTGTTGCAGAACATTGTTCGTGGTTTTGCTCAATTTTTGCCTGAATGTATGACAAGTTGGCTACTAGCGGTTTTTCCAAATATGGAGGTTGTTTCTTTATTGGGTGCTGGTGGAGAGGCTAGAACTTGTATTGAGAAGGCTCTTCTTTGGGACAACTTGCATAGTCGACAACGAGCCGCTTACGACTGTGAGTTCAAACAAGAGATTTTGGCAATCCACGAATCGTATAAGTGTGTTTTGTTGAAGTTGGCACAAAATTCTGAAATGCCACGCATGTTTGTTGTCTTTCAACAGGCGGCTAAAATACTTACAGAGTTGCGTGATATAGTGGAAGTGTCTTACGTGGCTCCAACTTTTAGGAAGGAACCATTTTCAATTTATACCTTTGGTGAACCCGGAGTTGGCAAATCGCATTTCACTATACATATGGCTTTGCATCTTACACCACAAAACTTTTTGGAGAATGCCTTGTATATGGTTAATCCTACTTTGAAGTATCATGAACGATATACTGGGCAATTTTGTACAATAGTTGATGAGTTTGCTTCTCTGCGTGAGACGGATGTTACTTCGGATAACTCTTGTTTGGCTTTGTGGTTGCGTATGGTTACTTGCACTGCTTTGGAATTACCAACAGCAGCTGTTCATACAAAGGGAAAAAAATTTTTTTCCTCAGCTGTTGTTTTGGTTAATTCTAATGTTGCTCATCCGCGTTGTGTCGGGGTTGAGAGCCAAGACATGATTTTGAGACGTAGGCATGTTCTTCTTGAAGCATGTGTTCATCCTTCCTTTGCTCAAGCTGATGGAATAAAACTGGACACAAAGAAGCTGAGAGAGCATATGCGTATACGTCCTAATGTTGTTTGTTGCGATTCTTTTCGTCATTTGCTGTTTCGTTTTCGTGATCCTAATGATGTTAGGAACGGAGTGGTTGATGATAAGCGTTTTGCTCAAAAATGGCATACAGCTTTTGAAACTCTTGAGTTGATCAAAGTGAAGATGTCTGAACACAGGGAGCACACTGATTTTTTGGCAGAGGCACATAGGCGTGATATGGAAGCTTTTCGTGGTGGAGAAGGTTTGGTTGCGCATGGCTTGATGGATTGGTTTAGGCGACCTAGGGTGCAAATTGCAACAGAAGATGGGACGCCTGAGTATTTGTTCACACCTCAAGGTGTTGTTGAGGTTGCTGAAGAAATTGCAATGGAAATTCCTGATAGACCATGTTGTTCAAAAGATCGGTTTTTGGTTTTGGAGAATGGGCAAGTGGTCGAAGCTGCTTCAAAGATTGTCTTAGAGCAATATTTGGAAGCAAAAATCTTTGATAAACAAGGTGAACTTCTGCAATTATGTCATGTTATGCAACAGAAGGTTGAAGTTTTAGCCACGGACATGCGTGTTCCCATATACACTGACTTGTTGGAGCGTATTTGCGAAAAGTTTCGGGTTAGGGCCCAGTCCGATGTTCAGCAGAACAGTTATCTTGCTCATGTGCCATGGAAACACATATGGACAGGTGCTAAAGTTGTTGCAACGTTTAGTTTTGTGTTTCTTTTGGTTGATAAGTTGCGTGGCCGCACTAAGAATGTTCTCCAGAGTGAGGGTTTGATACCATCAGGGAGTGAAGTTACGCGTCGAGTAACTAAGCATAGAATTCGAGCTGGTGCTAGAGTACAAAATTTTAATGTTATGGAAGCACACGGTTCTGTCGATCCAAATGCCGTAGAGTTTGTGAATAACAAGTTGGCTCGTTCTGTGGTGCGTGCAGCTTTCCC